TGTATGATAACTTTGTTTCCACTACATCCGTTGCAGATATAGTGTTGTTATTTATAGTGAAGTTGTGAGCGTCATTATGTGTGATAGGTCTTGTAAATGTAGCAATGCCTGATTCTGCATTTATCGTTACACTATCATTACCGCTTGCCGTATTTGCTATGTTTAACTTGGTTATTTTAGTTGCCCATTGTGAAGATGTTTTTAACTTCAATGGAGTTACAGCAGTTGTGTCATTCGTTCCTGTGTCAGTTTCTACCTGTGTAGCAAGTTCAATAATTCCTTTTGCCGTTTCACTTGCAACCTTGCTTTGCAATCCAGCAGGTGTTACTGCTCTTTCAGTATCTGTTCCTGTTTGAACCTCAGCATTAGTTGCCAACTCAACAAAGCCTTTTGCTGTTTCACTTGCAGGCAAAAAACCCTGTAAAAACGTGGCAATCTTTGCCAATGTTGTTTTAAAGTTAGCACTACCCTGCACCATCGGGAACACATCCCCACTTGCATTGTTAGTTACTAAGGTTAATTCACTTATCTTCTTGTCGCTCATTCTAATTCAATTAAATAGCCTGTTTCTAATAACAAATAATCACCTGATTCAGTCAATAAATAATCATCTTCACTCGGTTGGTAAGCAATGGCAGTTTGTTCAGGGTCATATTCCAACTTCTCCATTGGTTCAGGAACTACCCAAACCAACCCATTCTCAACTTCATTCATGATATAAATAACCGCCTGTGAAGCGTTGCTTAACCCTGATGTGTTTGCCAATGTGGTTTCATATACATAATAGTTATAAAACCCCTCATTGCCCAAAAGAACCTCTCCATTAAGTGTATCAGGGTTTGATTTCTCAACTACCTGAAACTGATTGTACCTTTCTTTGAATGTTGAAGTATCAGTTGCAATAAAATAATAGTCCGTTGCAGTCTGTTGGTTAGTAAACTGAAACAGGTATATCGGGTTAGTCAGCGTGCTGTTTTCTGTCAGCGTTACCGTTACCGTATTTGTTGCACCTTTTTGAAACCTTATCATTCATTTAAAAATAGAAAAGTAATCAAAAGTTGCTAAAACAAAAAAGCCCGACTAAATGCCGGGCCTTTCACTTATTCAATCAATTACTACAACAATCCTGCTATGATAGAAGATGAAACTTCATTGGCAAGGGATTTCTCCATGCCTGAGAATACAAGGTTATAACCCTGAAACTCATTCATTGCTTGGCCTGAGTTGCCACTTCCACCTGTAACTTCCATGCCATTTAATTTACCAAATAAGAAATAGCTTCCGTCTTTGGTTTCAACGATAACGGCTGTTCTGTTTTTAATCAGGTTTTCAAGTTTAACTTGGGTTTCGTATTTTAACTTCACGAAGTTAACAGTTACAGATTGCTCATAAGCAACTGTGCCAGCAGCAGCATCAGCTTGGATATTCTGTGTAAAGTTGTTAGCACCTCTCGGCATTAACTCATACTTGTAGAATTTTCCAGTCTTAGTGATACTTGTTACAAAGCCTGATGCGTTTTCGCCAACCGCAGTTACATTTGATAGTTCTGTGATGTAGATGTTCTTAATACCTCCAACTGTGTCTTTGCAGTCGAGGCTGTATCCTGATACTATTGCACACGCCATGTTTAAAAATTATTAAGGAGTGGGTTGCCCCACTCCGTTTGATTAGATTGTAAATTTAACGATTTCAGCAGTTTGGCTAACCTGAACACCTAATTTGAATTTCATTCTCATATAAACGGTGTCGTAGTCTTGGCTATACCATACGTTCATTTCCTCATCTTCACCTTCAAGGTCGCAACCTAAAAACATGTTAGAACTTCTCAATGCGTAGATAGCGTTAGTTCCATTCAATCCCGGTACTGGTACAACTTTCACGTTAGTTCCATGTAGGAAGTATTCGCCAAGTGAATCAGCAGAAGGGATGAAGTTGAAAAGATTAGCGTTGATTAACGCTGTTTGGTACAATCTGCTAACATCAGTACCGATGAAGATACGAAGGTCAGATTTATCAAGAATCTCAACAGGGATAGCAGAGTAAACAGCTTGCAATACGCTGATAACATTTGATACAGTGATTGAAGTTACAGGAGTGATGTAAGCAGCAGCATTAGCTTGAACTGGGCCTGAAGCAGCGTTGATGATTTTTACAAGACCATCAAATTTGTTCAGGTAATCTTGCCATTTAGTTGTGTCGCCTTGCCATAATGCAAGTTCAACTCTTTCTTTTTGTTCACCTAAAACAGAGTTCATGAAAGCCTCATCAATACCACCCGGCAATGATTCGTACTGTGAACCTGGTGAAAGTAACAACTGAGTGTACTTAGTTTCAAGGTCAGCGATACACCATGATTTTTCAGCTTTGATACGACCTGCGGTCAATACACGAGCAGAAATAGTGGTGTCTCCTGAAGCGTTTACAAGTCCACAAGTGCCACCATTCTGCCAAATCAAAGTGTCAGAAAGTGCAGGAACTTGAATAGAAGATTTTACGCCTGTAAGTTTCTGCATGTAAGTTGCAGTCTTAGGCTCGAAGAAAGATGCGATAATCAGCATCTTCTCATTGGTTTTGGTGTAGTTACTTAAACTACCTACATTAAATGCCATAATTTTATTAATTAGTACGTTGGTTTTTCCAATTCATGTAATCAGTCAAAGGGTTGCCTGTGTTCTTTTTGAACGTGCTATTCTTTGGTTGGTTGTTTTTTGAAGGCTCAACAGGTGCTTCAGCTACTGAAAGTACAAGTGCCTCGATTGCGCTAAATTTATCAGATATTGACTTCTCAGCATCTTTAACTTCAGCATTGATAGCCTCAAAACTTTCGCCATAAGCAGCCATCTTATCTTTCATTTTGCCCATTTCATCTTCGAGCATTGCAATCTTATCTTTCATTTTGCCGAACTCTTCAGCCATTGTTTTTTCAAACTCACTTGCCATTTCCTCTTCAACTTCAATCTCAACTTCTTTTTCAGCAGTTTCAATATCGGTTACAAGACCACCAACAGTCGTTACCATTGTGCCGTCTTCAAGTGTGTGTGTTCCATCAGGTGCAGGTGTGATGTTTCCATCCTCAGATACTACGTTTACAGCAGTACCTTCAGCTATTTCACCTTCCCATTGTATGATAGTTCCATCAGCTAATTTTGCCTCACCAAAGGTTTTTTCCTCTGTGAACAGCAGATTTTTGATTTTCTCAAATGCCTCTTTGCGTGTCATGTGATTACTTTTTTTAAATATAGAATAATTATTTTTTGTTGCTTTTTTAGTCTTGAATCTGCTTTACTATCTCAATGATTTCCTCAATAACGGTCATTGGTTTTTTATCAATCTTAACCATATTGAACACACCCTCCACGCTAAATCCTTTGAACTTTCCTGTCTTTATAAAGTCATTCCACACCTCATCATTGTCTACTTTGTAGCTGCCAAACCAACTGCCATCAGTCAGTTTAAAACCTTCAGGGCTATGGATGCCACGCTTGCTGTCAATTAAAAACGATTCAACCATATACACGCCCTCAATCATTTGTGCAGGGTCGTGCATAGCGTTAACCTCTTTTATGTTGGATGCTTTGAAAAACTTGTTGCGGATGTTGTATATATCCTCTGCCGTAAACACTCCATAATATTCACCTGCCTCATCTCTACGATATATAGGCAAATCTGCAATCATTAACGGCCCTGAAATAATACGCTTTTCTTTATCGGCTGCAAACTGAATCTGCTTGTTAAACGCTTGCCAGTTCTGCTCAATGGCAGGAGTGTCAACAAGTGCCACTGCTGTAACTTGCGCCTCGTCATCCTCACCTACTTTGAATCGGTAAATTGGTAATTTCTCCATATTTAAAAATAGATTATTATTGTATTGTTGCTTTGTTTACAATGCCTGCCACGTTATCCTGTTTCTTGGTGATATCCTTTTCTAAAACGTATACCCTATTATCTTTCACGTTAAGTTCCCTTGTTATGATAGGCTCATTTCCGTTGGTTAGTCTTGTTGCTGAAGATGGTGGTGGTAATGCAGGTGCAGCAGGTGAGCCACCTCCTCCGCCTGATGGTGCGCCACCGCCTGAACTTCCTCTTGGATTTGTTTTTGCTATTGCTGCTACTCTTGCCAAACCAGCTGCAACCGATGCCGCTGCTGCTACAAATCCTCTGATAACTGATGAAGGGTCTCCCGGAACAATCTGTGAAGTATAAGCCTTTTGTGCTGCAAAGTATGTATCAATGGTAGTCTGTGCAATAGCAATAGCCTTCATAGTATCTGCATTTGCACCTGTTGCACTTGCAACATCATTTAATATAGACATATAAGAACTTGCATAAAATTGTTCTGCTTCAAGTTCTTTTAATCTTAATTGTTCTTTGGTTTCTTTTTTTACAAGTGCAGCAGCTACCTCCGCTTCAGCTAATGCCTTTTGTTGTGCTGATACATCCTGATAATTCTTTTCACCTGCTGCAACTATTGCAGCGTTCTTCATGTTTTCAGATTCAACTAAACGTGCATCGTATTGTTCTTTGGTTATTACATCGGCCGTTAGCTGTTTAGCAAGCCTTAACCTCCTTAGCCTATCTTGTTCCTCAGCTTGTTTAACCTCTGATTTAAAAGCCTTTTCCCTATCTTTGATTAGCTTTTCAGTCCTCTTTTTAAATGCCTCATCACTATCTTCGGCCATCCTTGCCTCAAGTTCAAATAGCTTTTTAGTTGCCTCATCATCTTTCTTTTTTCTCCTATCGGCTTCCTCTTTATCGTATTTTTTATTGATGTCTAAAACGGCCTTACGATATTCAGCTTCAATAAGTGCCTGTTGTTCCCTTAACTTTCCATCCCCTTGCGCTTGCTCTCTTTTATTTTTCCTGTCAATTTTAGCAAGTTCTAAATCTAAATCCCTACCTTGTAACTTCGTTTGAGCCTCACGCTTTGCAATCTCGTTGCGTTCCTGTGCGGCTTTCTTGAACTCATCATGACCTTTCTTAACCGATTCAGCAATCTGTTCTGAACTTAACTTAACGGCAGCAGTTGTTCCTGTTACCATTGCTTTTAAATCCTCCCAATATGAGATAATTAAAATGATTGCAGTTGCTATACCACCTGTCAATGCACCAACAGCAGCAGCACCAAATGACTTCAATGCAGGAATCATTTTTATCAACTGACTACCCAAATTGATAAAGCCATCTTTCATTCCCATCAACCCGTTGATACCTGTGGCAAGTGCTATTGCACCTTGCGTTTTTTGCATCATTTTTTCTAATTCCTTAGAATCAGAGCCAAATATTGCCATTGCACCTTGTGCAGCAGCGAAGCCATTTGCCACACCACCTAACACAGTTGCAAACGCCTGAAACTTAGCCTCAGGATTAAATGCTGCAATCGTTGCTTTTGCATCATCCATTGCATCTTTTAATTCCCCTGCACGTTGTGCGGCTGTTAAAAATGCCTGACCTTGCAATTCTCCTGATTGCATTGCATTTTGTAGAGCCTTTGCTTCTGCTCTTAAAGTTTTAAAAGATTGAGTAGCCTTTCCTGTGTCTACTGATATACCAAATAATACGTTTTCCTCTGCCATTACTTTTTAATTAATCTGTAATAAACTTCAATTTTTATGTTTGCAACTCCACCTGTCAATCCCTCGCCTCCACTTGTTATAAATACCGCATCATCCAACTGACTAACGTCTGGATTTACATTGCCCTTATACCTTGCATCTTCATCACTTGTTACTAAGTCCGATGATAATTTTCCTATATCAGTCATTGATGTTTCATATATCAATTTAATAGTGTCCGATGTATATGGTGTACTATCACCAGGAATAAATGTTACCTGTCCATAAAAGTCTGTAACCTCAATAAAGTACCCCTCAAATCTTGGAATAATACATACAGGTGTTGCACCTATACCCGATACATCGTATTGCGTAAACGCACTCGCAGCGTAAAAAGGCTGTTGTATATTGTTAATCACCTGTTCACCTTGTATAGATGAAGTATAGCCTGAGCAGTTCAACAAGTTCACGTTACTTGCATAAACCTGATTATTGCCACCGCCTAACACATTGATGTATTCACCTGCGTAGTTATTGCCCTGACTGTTTACAATGGTGTTATCGCTTTGCGAACCCATTTTATTGTTTTGGCCGTAGGTGGTGTTATTGGAGTTTTCTACAAAGCCATTATCGCCTCTTGGTGTAGTTCCACCATATACAGGTGCTTCACCTGTTACCTTTCCGTCATCTCCATAAAATATTTCACTACCACCATTGGTTGGGTTTATAGGCAAATCACCCCACTTAGGGTAATTCAAAGACTGAAAGAATTTACATTGCACCGTTTCATAACCTGCCACATTGTAGTTCACTTCTAACAACCTGTAATAAAGCCTATCAATTAAGTATAGCTTATCAAATGTCAAGTCCTTAACTTCATATTCATTCAGCTTCAAACTCACTTCAACTACCTTGCTATCAGGGTCGGTTATTTCAAGTATGTTCTTTCTCCAATACTTGTTGAACAGGTTGTTCTGAGTATATCCGCTTGGCTCATAATATACCACTTCAGGATTGCCAAATGATAAGTCAAACGTAGGTGCGTTAGGGTCATCCAAATGCCCTGCATATTGGTAGTTAGGAAAAAATACTTTAATGCTTGTTGCAGGATTGTTAGGATATACACTAACAGTTGAAGGGCTGTTAAGATATGTTGGTAAGGATTGTGTATACAGCACCCTTGCCTTTGATGTCTTTTGCGTAAACACACCATCCTTTTTCCACCTTACTTTACTATACACCCTTTCATGCCATCCCGGAGTGTTGCTCAAAGGAGTTGGTGCAAAGGTTACCTTTATTTCTTTTTTATCTTTTACAAATTGATTGTTGATGTCAAACTTCCTATAACCATAAGTGTAATCTGATGTGGCATTGTACTTTGCATTGTATTCATCATCATCCTTATCGTATTGAAAAATGTAGGTTTTATATTTTGCCAACTCCAACGGATTAACCACTATATCTTTACTTACGTCAACCTTTGATGTAAGGTCAACAACTGTGTTGGTATAATAGTCATCTCTCGGCTCAATCCTTAGTTTCTTTGGTATAACAGGGTCAGGGTCAAAGTAAAGGTTAAACATGTTCTTCAGGTTAGTCATGAACTCAACCTGTGTCATTTCCTGTGGTAAGAATTTATTTAATGATATGTTTGAGCCTTCAGACTTTTCAGCCGATGGAATGTTATAAAATTGAGCAGGTACGTTTATAGTGCTAAACTTCCATTGCAAAGTTCCAAATCCACCTCTGAAGGTATTTACAGGAGTGTCTATTTCTAAATAAACAACATCTGTTGTGGTTAAATAAACAGCCTGTGGCATCTCTATTGAAACAGCCCAATCAAAATAATTTCCGCCAAATAAAGGTGAACCTCTATATGTTGTTACTGTTGCTAATATCGTATAGTTAGTTCCATCAAACTTCCAGATGTTCATAGTTACAGGAAAGTTCCTGATGGAATTTGATGAACTATCATTGTATCTTATATAAACCTCACCGCTAAAAATGAACTTATAAAAGCCATTTTCAGGTATATCAAATAAACCTGTTGTAGTGTTATATCCTGTTCCTGTTGTTGGCTGTTTTGGTGCGTTTGGCAATACTATTGTTCCAGCCGCTGTTGGTATAGTTGCATAGGAACTATCTGTTGTTCTATTTGCTAAAAACGTGCGGTCATCAACTTCCTGCTGTGTTAAGAATTGTTTGTAATTATCCCCACACCAAAGTATAAGTCTATTAAACAAGTTACTTGTAAAGAAATTTGAATCAATAACATAACCGTAAGTCGCTGCTATCTTATCTACAAGTGTCCTTAAAAATACACCCGGACTTAGATTGTTTATATAGTAACTCCTTTCAAAGTTTACAGATAAGCCGTTATCAATGATTGGGTAAACATAACCTTGTGTAGGCCCACTGGTAAGTGTATCAATGTTAGTCATGTTCAGCACATGGTCAAATTCTGACAAGTCTAAATCTGTCAACTTCTTTTCACCCATGTCCTTAAACAAGTCAGCCACCTCACCATATAACACTACCTCATAATCATGACTGCCATCAGGTTTCTTGACAATATTTGTCAACTCCAAAAAGCCTTTAACCTGAACTATGCCATTCCTGTAAAGGATAGCACTTGTCTTTAATGTTGCATTGAAGTCAGGATTAAACTGAGTTTGTGTTGTGTTTATGGTGAACCTGCTCAGGTCAAAGATGAAGGAAAATACCTTGTTGTTATTTGCACTACCCGGAACTTTTATTGTCCTCGTATAGTCTGACTTCCTTTGCTCAGGGTCAATGATGTCCGTTATTGACTTGGTTAAATCAATCGTTTCATTGTCGTACAGGTCAATGTTGTAAGACGTGTTGCCGCTAAATACTATTAACTCATTTATCATAATGACTGCCTGTATCTGTTATAAGAAAATTCAATGTTTGCTGTAATGTTATGCAAGGCCCTGCCGTTGTTTAAGTAGCTTTTAGTTTCATAGTTGGTTTCAGTTACCTGCACCGCTACAAAATCATTTGCCGCACGTTCCAACCATATCACAGGTGAACTAAACAACTCCCTTAATCCAACGGCCTCAGTATCGCTCACCCAATCCGATGTTACAGCTATGTTATCCACTATCTCGGTGTTGTAGTTAGTCTTTAACCTATCATAAGTATTGTAGTTAATTGGCAGCATCTTTCTGTATTGGTTACGATTAACCTGTATGCTTTGCCTGCTTACTTTCTTGAAGTTAAACGCCTCCCAACCTCCGTACTGATTAAGCCAATGCAGCCTGTATGTTTCATATTTGCTACACTCGTTATCAACGTATATAGTATATGTGGCTAACACTACATCAACAAAGCCTATTGCATAATATAATTCAGTTGTATAATAAGCCGTATTTGCATTTAAACTGAATCCAGTTATTAGCTTAGGGTTTATGTTATAAACATATGTAGTTCCAGTTGGAGTTATTGTGTCAATATCTGTATCAAGTAAAGTACCTGCATTATCATATTGCCTAACCCTTACTGAAGTTACTTGTCTACTTCTTGTAAATGTATATGTACCTGTTGCAGTTGCATTGTTATTTAAAACAATTATATATGCTGTTGGAGAATTAGATACACCTGTTACAACCGTACCAACAGGGATTCCCGTACCTGTTATATATTGTCCGGGTAAAATGTTTGGTGGTAATTGCTGTGCAAATGTTATTAGATTAGAACCATTACTTATCGTTCCTGTAAATGTCATCACAGGGTCAAGATAACTTACAGTCTTTAACTGATTAGGCCCACAATAAGACTTCATGTTTGTATCTTGTAGCACAAAGCCACTTGCCACATCTAACTGCTCAAACCTGTTTTTATTGAAATCCTCAAAGTCAAACACCGCATTGTAAGCAAAACGGCTGCCACTACCTGGTGAACGTGTTAGGTCAGGATATAACTGTAAGATGCCTGAAGCATCGGTATAAGCCTCACCAAACTGAACGTAATATTCTGCTTTGCTATTTGTGTTGTAACTGAAAAATGCTGAAGCGTTCAGGAAGTCATACTGCACAAAGTTCTTAATCACAGGTGATAAGTCCACCAATAGCTTATTTGTTCCGGGTTGCTTAGGGTATAACTGCCTGTTCACCCTTACACCACCCACATAAACATCTATCAGGAAGTTAAATCCTGTGTTAGCTGTGTTATTACTTGACACGTCAAACACAATCTGGTTATACGCTGCACTATGTGTTGCAGGTGTGTTATTTATTGTTATTGCCATACTTCTTTATTGATACGATTATTGCCCTACCCATTGCCGTTGCAAGTGCATCGGATAGTTCTTTGTTCCTTTCTTTATTGTTAGCTTCCCTTACAAACCTCATTGGCTTGATACCACTTTTCTTTGTGGCTCTTGCCATTGCGTATGCCTCTGATTCAATGTCTTTCTTTTGTTTCTTTTTATTCTTGCCAGTCAGTTTCTTGCCGCTCATTCCTGTACTACCTGTCCTTGCAATGTACTCTTTAAATGACTTTAACATATTATCACCTACACCAAGCGTTCTAAATTTGTAAGGACTATTGCCTGCCCTATTCTTTCTTACACCCTTCACACCTTTGTCAACAAACTTCCAATAGTTTAAATCACTTGTTGTAGCTATGCTTACACTATCAGCCGTCTTTTTAATTGGCTGCAGGTCTATACTTGCTGCAAGTGTTGAGGCAGTTCCTGTTCTGGCAGTCTTGTAAATCTTTGAACGCATCAGCTTTATACCCTCGTTGCAGTAATTAACAAGCAGTTCCTCTGCAATATTTACAAAGGCATTAGTGTATTGGTCTATCCTATCACCAAACTTATTCCCAACTTCCGCTGCTTGACTTGCTTTGCTCATTCATGTCCTTATAAAATGCCACCGTATTCAAAAACTCAATTACATTCATCTCGAAAAAGTACTCCCATTTTGTCCTATCATTGTTGCTTAGGCTGTTGATGGTTGCAATCCATCCCCACTTTTCATAAAATCCTGCACCTTCTTCATTGCCACCAGAGCCTCCCCCTCCAAATAGGTTAATATATTTTCTATTAATTCCTTGTAGTATCTGCAAAAAAAAAGCATGATTGGATAGGCCGTTTCAATCTTCATGTCATTGTAAAACAAGTTTGCCCTTTCCTTATGCTTACTGCCATCATACTTCAACTCCTTTCCGTACCATGTACGTTCAACCGCAAGTGAAGCCAATATGTTATGGATGTTGAAGATAATCTTTTCAGGCTCTTTGCAGAAATGGCTCACGTCAATATATTGCGCAGACGTTAAATCCTGCTCACGCCATTTTATGATATACTTCTTTCCACCTATGCTGAACTTCAACTTAATTTTGGCATCCTGTTGTAGCGTTTCAATGTTACTAAGGCCCTCAAGTTTCTTAACCACTTCACCAATAGGCAGACTTTCAACTGCATCAAGTGTAGTGTTTTCAATTTCAGCCAATAGCTTAAGGTTGCGCAATACAGGGTCTGTCTCCGTATCGGCAATCATTTTGCACTTTAAAAACTGCTTAATAGTTAGTTGATTGTAGTTTATCATCAACTAAAAATAGAAATAAAGACCTAAATTGTTATCGTGGCATATTTGCCTGAAGGTCGGTTGTTTAACTTGTTTAAAGCTATATATCTCATAGGGTCAAGGCAATTGTTCATAATATCCACAGGCTTACCAGTCATCTTGCCTTCATTGTCCTTTTCCCATATATAACCTCTTAACTCTTTTATCAAGTTGGTGCTTCGTTTGGTTACGTTCAAGTTAAAGCGTTTCAGGATGTCTATACCTATCTTAATGGAATCAGGACCTTTTGTAGCAGGAAACACATTGAATCCCTGCAATCTTAGTTCCTCTATTGACTTAGGCTCTGCACTATCACATATTAACTCCTGCCTGCCAAACGATATTGACTTAAGGAAGTTACCTATGTCATTGTTAGTCATGTTTGTTCTGTATAGCAGTTCATCAACATAGATGTTATCGCCTTGCCTAAATAACGCTATTAACGTAGTCGGGTCATTGGTAAAGCCAAAGTCCATTGAATGGGCCACCAACTTTGCACCTTCCGGAACTACATCCACTTGCTGCCAGTTATCAAAGACTACACCTTGCAGGCTACCTATTTCACCCAAGCCATATACTTTATACCAATTATGCCAAAAAGTGTTTCCTTGTTCCGCTTTCTCCTTAGCCTTTAATATAAAATTTAATGCGCTTTCTGGGCACGCTTCGTTATCTTGATAATTAAGTATTATAAAATCAACATCAATATCATTTTGTAAATCGGTATGAAACCAAAATTCATTTGTTGGATTCCAATCTAAGTAAATTCCTTTTTTTGTACGTGATGCAAGTTCTGTATACGCATTGAATTTCATGTTATTACATTCATTCATGTATAGCCAATCACGTCTTGCACCCCTTAGTTTTGCATCATTATCAGCACTAAAAAATTCTATAACCGACCCATTACCAAATGTATATTTAAAATCTGTCGCATTCCATCTATTATCAAACCACCTATTAGTAGAATCCATTATCTTTTTAAAATCCTTCATTGCACCACGTTTTAAATGTGGTATACTTTCTGCGACTACAGATATTTCTGAATATTTGTTTTTGGTTGCAATGTCTATAAGTATTGGAAGTATAGCATACGTTTTCCCCGCACTACTTCCTCCTTGTATTCCTCTTATAAACTTTTTAAGCCTAAGTATTTTATTGATTGCTGTTGTGCGTATAAACATCTAATGCAGTTTTAGCTTCATCTAATGTATTAAATCTTTTTTTTAGCTTATATACATAATATTTGTTGCGTATTTTGTCAAAATATATATACGCATGTTTAGTCGTATATTCTTTTTCTGTATTTCTATATGTTAGGTTTTCTGAATTTGTACAATACCTCAAGTTATTTACTGAGTTATCTGTTTTAATTCCATTAATATGGTCAACATATAAATTGCTTTCTCCTATGAAAGTAGATGCAACAAGTCTATGTACATACTGCGATTTAGAATTACCATTTTTATCTACTAATGCAATTCTTTTATATCCCTTATTATGAGTACCTTCTTTTATTTTTTCTGGTATAGTGCGCTTCCTACCATCACTTCTAATGATAGTACGCTTTAAAGATTTAACATTACCATAGTTAGAAACCATGTATAATCCTTCATAACCTTTTATATTTTTGTATATTTCCATGCTGCAATATACATTAAACATTCCACTTAGCCAAATTATTCTTCAGGAAATAATGGTTGTTCTTTAACTACCATTTCGCTTTTTTCAGTCAGTCCGTTTAGCCTTTGTGTTATGCTTGGATTGTATATCCCTGCCATGCCACCTTCAATCTGGTCAGTCCTGATATACTCCTTTATTGCGCGACAGATACCTAAATAGTCGTTATAAGCACCATTCAGGTTAGAAAAGTATTGCCACACCTCTGAAATAATATCGTTCTTGAAAAGCCATATACTAAAGCCGTCTAAAGTTAGTGGCCTTTCTTTCTTTCTATACACTTCATCTCCATCCTTACCAACAAAGTCCTGAACGAGTATTGGCTTAGACTTGGTTTCCTCTGCATACTTAAGGAATAGTTCCCACATCTTTTCAGGTGTTTCTATGTATTTAGGCTTTCCCATTATAATTCTCCTAATTCCTTTAGTTTATTCCTCGACCAACTTAGTGCAGACTTGCCACCCCATAGAAGGTAACTGATATACCCACATTCGTTTTGGCTCTTAGCGTTATCATAATAAGTTTCAGCCCTGCTTAGATAGGAGTGCATTCTCTTTATGGTTTCCACGCTAACAGGTTCACCATTAGCAAGCTGTTGCGCTCTTACCTTTCCTGTTTGAGTTGCACACTTATTGCCATTCTTTTCGTTTAGTTCAATGCCTTTCTTTGCGTTGGCCTTAACGTCATCTCCATAATCGGAGTGTGTTTCAGCATAGCGTTGTTTTTTTACCTTAGCCATTTGTGTCCATTGTGTTTGACAAATAGCGTAACGCTGTGCATTGTCCTTATATTCCTCTGTCATAATGGAATCACCCATACAGCGTGTAAGGAAATCGCTTTTAGATTCTTCTTGTTTTGGTTTAGGTATTGGCATGTTTCAAAATTAGTTTATTTTTAGTTAAATCCCACACCTTATTGTGAACAACACTATAAGAATGAGGAGTTTCTATTGTATCTATAACTGCATCGGTAACGGATTGTATTCCCGGAAACATCCCGAAAGGTATGTCCAAGTCATTGCAGCAGTCATCAATTACTAATGTATGAGTTGCTAATGGCGAATAGTTTATTATATCAGACTTTGCCACATCGTATGTATGGCCTCCATCAATATAAACCACATCAAATGACTTTAATACTTTAACTGCTTCTATAATTTCAGGCTCTGTACTTAACCCTTCAATGATAGTGGGCTGATTTAAAGCAAAATAGTTATGCAGAAAGTGAATGTCGCTTTTATAATCTGATTCCCAATGCCCATCAGTTGTATCTAATGGCGTTACACCATATACTGAACATGTTTTGCCTGCAAGTTGAGCAAGCATTTGAACAAGTGCAAGTGTTTGGCCTCTGAATACACCTATCTCTAACAGGCTGAAATGGTCAGGCAGTTCATCAACTATCAGTTTCCACATCCAATAAAACGAACGCTCACCAAATCCAAATGCTTTTCTTTCTACAAAATCCCTTAATGCTTTTAGTTCGGGAACTTCGTTTGTCTTTTGACAATAATAATTATGTAGTTCTAAGTGGTTCATAAGGTGTTAAATCTCCTTTTCCGTTTCCATGTATAAAAATAGGCTTTGTGCCAATATCTGTTATAAACCTGCCATCTTGCATACTGCCACACGATGGAAGCATACCGCAAGTGTTTTGCACTAACTCCCTATTGTAGTCAAGTTTAATGCTATACTTTAATGCCATATCGGTCATCCAACGCTGGTCGTCATCCTGAAAGTTTGGTGGTGTATCGTTAAATAATTTCATGAATAAATCCTTTTCCATTGTATAGCATCCTGAGTTTGGATATTTATAATGCGTTTCAGGCTGTGGGAATAAACTTGCCTTGTCAGCATCAGGCCAACAATTTATCTCCGTTCCTATGCACGTTTCAGGCATTTCAGATGGGTTGCCTAAACAGATAACATCATAGCCATCAACAAATACAAACCTATCAATGTCTGTGGTTTCCAAATATTCTTTGAGCCTGATTAATTTTGTTCCAAATCCCCTCCACTCTGAACGGATAAAATGATAGTTCCATCCGTTAAGTTCAAGCGATTGCCTGAGCCTTTCACACTTTTGTAAGTCATCTGCAACTGTAATGGCTATCATAATGGATGGTATATATCTCTTTGCCCGGTTAAATATTCATCCTTAATCTTATGGAACGCCTGCATATCGGCTGATGCTAGTATCCGCTTTTCTTGCCAGTATGGATTTTCATCCACGTCTATATGGTCAATCTCTATATGTGGTAAAAAGCATGAATAAAAGCCTGCAACCTTGCACCGCACCGCTGCCAACGTATCATCAAAGCCATACACTCCCGGCTGTACTAAACCACCCATCTTTTTTATTAACCTGTGGTTAAACATTTGGCAAGTGCCGATAACATGGTCCACCTTCTCAACTATTATCCACCTATCTCCGTTTTGATGTGGCAACATCTTTAACTCACTTTTAAACATGTCATTACGGAATGGGTTTTCCATCAGGTCTTTACGCTTTAAACCAATAATTCCTATGTTAGTATCACGTTCAATAGCTTCCTCAAGTTCATCCACCCAGTTAGTGTAATATATCTCAACATCGTTGTCCATCTTTATTAGATGTTCATTAGGTTGCCTTAATTCCCACGCCTTGTTTATGCCTTTTGCCGTTCCTATATTTTCAGGCAAGGTAATAACCTGAGCAAAGTCAATACCATTTAGAAGGGCTTTGGTTTCCTCGCAGCTTCCGTTGTCTACAATAATAAGCCTGTGAACATCAAAGTCAACAGTTTCCTTCAGGCTATTTATTGTCCGTTGAGTATACTTTGTTCTTCCGTTTTGGCTTGTGTCGTACACCGCCATCGCTATTAGTGCCATTGTCTTGCTCGTATTTTTCAACCCATCGGGCCATATTAATTAATACATCTAAATTACATCCTGTGCAGTTTCCGGGCCTGATGCCTGTTAATTCCCATTGCAGGGCCTTTATTTGCACCAACTGTTCACTCGTTCCAATCCAGTCTGATTCCCTTTTAAAGATGTCTATCAGTTGCCTGAGTGTAAACCTTTGGCCTGTGTCCTTTGTCAGGTCTTCATATATGGCTTGCCATGTTCTCATTTTCTATTGCTTGTTTAACGTGTCCGAAATAATTAAATATTGATGCTATGTCGCAATGGAATCTAATCTCATCGCATACCTTAATGGCACATAGCTTAGGGTTGTTTATGCCCTGTTGCGTGAAGTAGTCTATTAACTCCTTTGCCTTTAATTCAGGTGTCATATTTTAGTTATTAGTCGTTTTAAAAAGGTTGCTAAGTAGGCTGCATAACCTCCAATAGCCACTACATGAATAATCAAAGGAATGTAAGGCTGCAATATAAACACAGCAGGAACACTCCAAAAGGATAGGCAGGTTACACAATTAAAAGGTTTCCTGTCAAGTATAGCAGGAAGGGTTGTGAATTGAAGGAAACACACATACACAAGTGCGATTCCGATTACGTCAAAAAGTATTTGCATAAGCGTTATATCTGGTTTCTGTTACGTTGTCAATATGATAATCCTGAACGTCATCGTATAGCTGTGCTGCCAAGTCCTCAACCATGTTAGGCTCATTGATTAACTTAGTCATGTGTCTATACCATTCGTTTTTATTCTTTACAACAAGGCAATTCTTACCATGCTTTAACATAGGCTTATAAGGATATACATCTGAAATGATAACGGCCTTACGTTTAAAGCCTGCTTCAAGTAGTTTCAGGTTTGACTTCATGTTGTTAAACCTATTATCCCTTAATGGAATCAATGATACGTTTATAGCATCATAAAAATATCCATACTTAAACACCTCTGATGCTTGGTATATATGAAAGTTATCCTTATCGGCTGCACCTTTTGCAGTTAATACACCTGCAATCGCCTGTGATATGTTATCCTCTTTCTGATAGCCGCCATAAACCATTCTGAATTTATCTTTATAGTCAGTCTTATACATGCTATAAAGGCTATCGTACATTTCTAAAACATCATCAAAGTGTGTTACAGAACCACTCCATCCAAAGTTTACCCTATCCGCAAACTCACATCCCCTTACTTCAAATTGACCTTCTGGTATAATACCATTTGGTATAATCCAAACATTGGTTGCACCTATTTCTTTCTTTATAACTTCTGCAAGCCTTTCATGTGTGCATGTTACCAACGCTGCATGTTTAGCGCAATACATTATTTTTTCAGCATGTTTGCCTTGCTTTGCTGTATGGTAAAGTATATGCCAGTTAGGTATACGGTAATCGTCATCCAAGTCAAGTACATAAGGAACACCCAACTGCTTTAACCGCTCAACAAGTGCCTCGTTATTGCCCATCTTGCTTAAAAACCTATTGGCCACAATAAAATCATATTGCTTTAAAAAGTCATCCTCTGCTGAATCAATTTCGTTTATCTGGTCAATTTGAACATTGAATAACTTTGCCATAGTTCCATGCGGAATCCATAGCCTATGATAGTCAACGCCTGATAGTTTTGGGTATTGAGTAATGATTAACGCCCGCATATTTTGTTTTTTACGGCTCTTAAAGCAGAATAACTTATGCCTGTGGCACGTTGCACCGCTTTCATATTGCCTAATTCATTATAAAGTAATACAATCCTGTTTTCAAACTCGGTTAAGTTAAGCATGAAGGTTTCTGCCTCTCTTATCCTTACCTCTGTTTGGTATTCATTATCCTGCAAGTGTGGAACGTCAACAACCTTTTGATTAATCAACTTGCCAAACCTGCCACGCTCTGAAGATAAGTTCCGGGCAAGGCAATAGAAATAAAAGTTAAGTCCTTTCAGTTCAGGTAAGCGTTCCTCTGGCATCTCAATTATCTCGATAATGGCTTCGTGAAATAAGTCCTCTGCAAGGTCTTTGCTTAGGTTGGTGTGGGTAGATATAACAGCCTCACAAATATTCTTATACTTGTTCGTTTCTGTGAGTTCCTGAATGATAGCGTTGCGCTTCATCTATGGTCTCAAAAATATAAGTATTTAATTTACTTTTGTTTAAAAGTTATTAACACTATTTCTGAAAGGTATTCTTTACTGAACACTCCTGCATGTGCTTTTTCATGGCAACGCCTACAAAGTGCTATCAGGTTTTCAATACTATCCTGTTCATGTTTACGTTTGCTGCCAAACTTGGAACGTGGAATGATGTGGTGGATGTCAACTGCCTTTGCCCGGCAAACCTCACAAAGTATAGTGTCGGCCGTAGTGAGGTTATGATGTTTGAGGTATACCTTAATGTGGTTCTGCAATATATCGTGCTGTTATCTTTCCGTACTTAGTTTGGCATGTCTTCATTGAGCCGCTTACAAGATGTTGCAAGTATGATTGCCCATTGCGTGTACCTCCAAAGTAATAAACGCCTGCCTTCTTAATGCTTTCAAATACCTTTTCTTCTTTGGTGTCAAGGTGTATTACCCTGATACGCCTGCTTGTATCAACTATATTCATTTTCGTTAAAGTGTTTTTTTAGTAGTAAATTCATTGCCTCAGATTTTAACCAGTCTTTTTTATTGGGCAACTCCCTTATCTGCTCCTTTAATGTACGCACCTCGTTTATGGATGCCGTTTTGTTGAGCCTGTTCTGCAAGTCATTTGCCATTGCTACACGCACATAGTCTAAGAGGTTTTCCCATTCGTTAGGCTGCATCTTTATTTTACCCTCCTTGCCTAAGCGTTCACATATTTTATTTCCGTAGTCTAAGATGTTGCCAGTTGCTTTATAATGTGCATAGCAGGTTTTAACAGCCTTATCAAATATGGCTTGTTTTTCTGCATCAGACGGCTCTAAATACTTTGGCTCGGTGTAAACCTTCAACTGCTTATTATGTTCCTGTAAATCGCTTTTCTTTGCTGTGAGGAACTGGCAATATGTTTTCATGTTCAGGCCATAGTATTGCCCATAATGGCCTCTTAACCCTTGCTCAAATGCAGACTGAACGTCTTTAAAGCTGAACATTCCGTAATCACTTTGGAGTGTGCGCATCAGTTCCGTTGCCTCAAACTTAATCTGTTCATCAACAATAGGCTGTTTGCAGAATGAATAAGCATAACCGAGCAGGTCTATCAGGCTATTGTACACAACGGCATATTCTGCTTTTCTGATTGGGTTGGATAATATAAGGTCTTTCATACTCCTATCTTTAAGCGTTGTACATCCTGAAGGCTATTAGCCATCTTTACAGGAACGAGGAACGGAATGACGTTGTTCAGCTTGTTTTGCCAGTTCTTTATTGGTTTCCTATGTCCATCATGCCAGTTGTCATCAAGCCATTGTTTGTACTTTGCCTTTATCGGGTATTCATAGCCGTTGCTATTGCCGTAAACCTGTGCGCAAATGGTTAGGCCGTATTCCACAAACTCCGCCTCTGAAGGGATAACCGCTTTGCCCTTAATCATGGCTGCAAGTTCCTGACTGATTTTGTCAATGGTGTGTTCCGGGATGTCGTATTGCAGCAGGTATTCTTTTATTTTCTTTGGTGTCATCTTTTGTAGTGGATTAAAATGATTGAGTCCTTTTCGTGTATTACCTGATCATAATACTTCATCATGTCGTTGCTCAGACGTGTCATTGCATAGTAATAACACGCTGCGCCTGTGAGCAGGACTATTAATATAGTCTTGCCCACTTCAACAGCAGCCTTCATTTCAGTAAATGTTTAGGTGTTTTTTTGAAGTTTATGGAGTAAACCTTGTAAGTACCATGCGTTCCGTAGCGTGTTTTGAACTTGACAATCTTTTTGTCAATAACATACCCTTGTTCAATGAACTCAGGAATACGCCTTGCAATAGAGGAACATCCTGTTAGCTTAAATGTGTTTAGCCAGTTTAGCTTTTTGCCCTGCTTTAGTAACTTTAAAACAGCAGCCTTTTGAGTTGTTTTGGTTTTCATGTTTTAGTTTGTTTTGTAGTGTGCAAATTTAGAAATAAATTTCAATTTATCAAGATGTTGATTATCATGTGGCGGCAAATTGTTAATGTTATCAATAGCATGACATACAGAACTATGGTCTCTTCCTCCAAAATATAAACCTATTTGAACAAGGCTATAACCTGTATATTTTCTAATAAGATACATAGAAAGATGCCTTGCCATAACTACTTCACGCTTGCGTGTTTTGCTGTATAGGTCATTCATTGTAACTCCATAGTGTGCCGATACTGATAGGCTTATATTGCGCCTCTTCATTTCATCTGTTATTCCAAGCGTTTCGCTTAGTTGCATTACTGCATATTGTATGTTCATGGTAGTTTTGTTTTAAAGTGTTCAATTAAGTTGTTTATTTTAGCTATATAATAACCATCAAAGTCGTTAAAGCCTTCGCCATCGTTCTGAAAACAAACATATAGAACGGCTCTTAAACGCTGTGAAGGTGTCTTGATGTTGTTGGTAAGGTTATCCGCTTTGAGTTGCTGCATGATTTCCTTTTCAGTTTGAGTAAATGTTTCAGGTTTCAGAGCAAGGAAACAAAATGAGTTTGCCATTGCCATTATCTGCCCGGCATCCGCAGGAGTTAATTCCTGCGTGCCGAAAGTCAATTTTACTGTTTTGTCTTTTCGGGATGTAACTCCCTCCAAAACTCCGGGTAATAATATCATTTTTTAAAGCTGATTGCGATTGTTTGTTTTCCATCAGTAAACTTTGCAGGCTGTATAAGTTCCCCAGTTTCAGGGTCAGGTATTTCAGTCTTTAACTTGTAGGCCTGCTTTGCCATTTCCTGAATATTCTTTAACCTCTGACTGACAATAGCGTAAGATTGGATGCCGTCAAACTCCCACTTTCCGGGTGCTGATTTAATTTCAACCCTTGCACCATTCACTTCAAACTGCTTTTCACCATACCTGCAAGCGTCATCAATAGCCTGTTCCTGTATATCCTTAATTGATGCTGCACAAACGTCTGCAATATGTTTAAGCCTGATGTATGCTTTTAATGGCTCTATCTTTCCATCTGTGGCCTTTTCTACTTGGTTAAGTATGTAATCAATAACCATTTCCTCAGTTGCAGGTGTGAGCAATTCCTGCTCACGTTCCTGCATAAATAAATCCTTACTCATTAGAATGGTAAATCTAAGTCGTTATCCATCTCAATACTTGCCTTCATGGATGTTTCATGTGGCTGCATCATGAACTTAAACTCATCAGTTTGTTTCATTTTATCCTTAATAAAGTCAGGCAATGTTTCAAATAGTTCCCAGTCAAACTTATCATAGTTCAATTCCTTTAAAGGGTTAATCTGTTCAGGCACATTCATTCCTTTTGGCACACTTGACACGCTGCTTATTTCTGCATAGGTGTTTCCGTTCTTTGCCTGCTTATGAATGATGCTTAACATGCAAGGCTTACCAAGTAAAACAGTAATATCAAATGATTCTGCTTCCTTTTCGGTGAATGACTTTCCCCTCCATCCTTCAAGAAACTTTCGAAGTGTAGCCTTTTCATTCATTGATAAGGTAAATTCCTTACTGATAACGTGTGGCTGCTCTCCGTTTTCCTCTTTGAACACTTTGGTTTCTGTTGGTAGTTCCCAAGTGATTCTTACTTTGTTAAGTTTTTTCACTTGACCTAAGATGTTCTCTTCGGCTGTGCCGATGTGAATCATCTGGTAGCAGCGTGCGGCATAAGTGCCTGCTGCGATTGGCTCATAGTTTGAGCCTCCTTTGTTGGTTGCTTTAATCATAGTCCTTTTGTTTTGTTAATGTAAATGGTTTCTGCTTGTTTAAAATTATCAATATAGTTGTATTCAATATATCCCGGTCCTTCTGTAACCACTGCATATTGTGATGTCTTCTTTTTGTGCATCAGCTTGTAGGTTACTCCTTTAAGTTTCGCCATGCAAAGTACAGAAAAGTTTTCAATTTTCAAATCCTCAGACATAAATAACCTCCATTCCTGCGTTTAAATATTTCTCAATTTCCTCAGATGTTGTATAGCCGTTTATGTAATCCCACTCCGCATCGCTCAACTCATTGGCTATCTTTAACCATTCCACCGGGAATATTGCCTCAGTCCAGTCATATAAATCACCATCTTTCTTTGGTCTGTAAGTTACACTAACTACGCCTCTATCTATATCAAAGTAATCAACTTCAAACTCATTGCGGTCAGTATGCCTGTTAGGAATGTAGTGCCACTCCAATAGCATATATGCTTTAAGCCTTGCCTGATTAGGAAACCTTGCAATAACGCTCTTTACATCTGCAATAGGTATAGATTTTGTTTCTGTAAGAACGTGGGCAGCTTCTGCAAACTTGAAGATGTCATCTGTTTGATAATTGGTGAACTGGATTGCATCCGCTGTTTCATTAAAATGTTTTACGTAATACTCCTCCACGATGTCGGCAATCATTTTGCCATTTCCGTAGGTGATAAAGTGTTTTAAGTTTTCTGTTTTCATTGTTTTTTGTGTTTGTTAAAGTCGTCTGTTTCGTTGAAAATGTAATTGAATAAGCATTGCATGATGTAGCCAAATAATAAGGCTATGCCAAGTAAGGCTATTTGCCCTGCAATAATTTCTAACGCTTCCATAGTTTATCAATGATTGCTTCGTTAATAAAGTCAGACATTGAGTAGGAAGGGTTGGACTCCTGCATCTTGATTACATAAGCCTGAATCTTGTCAGGTAGGTCGGTGTTCAGCAGTATAGAAGTGCTGAATCGCTTGGGTTTAATTGTTGGTCGTGCCATAGTTGTTTTATGCAGTGTAGGATGCTGCGCCCCGTTTGGTTATTTAGTTGTTACTTTTGCACTTATCAATGTGCATGGCTCGCTGAATCTTATTGAAAGAATTTGAGTTGCCCACATATTAGCAATTTCTTGATCTCCATATTCTTTCCAAATGTTTTCTTTTGGAGTGATATCTGCTACCATTTTAGAGTTAGCTGCTATCATTCCATTTCCGATTCTGCTGTTTGGCTTGAAAGTGATTTCTAAAGTTGTCATATTGTTTTGTTGTTAATTGTTAGGCAAATATAAAACCGATTCTGATATTAACAAATTAATTAATTAAATAAATATGTAAATAGTTATAAATGCTTGATAATCAAACCAATAAAATTTATTTATTTCTTAGCACCAACCCTATAACAATGCCTAAAAACAGCAAAACAAGTAGCCACATTTTTAGATCCATTGCCTTTTGCCACATCGTTTGCTCAGGATGAAATACTGGTATTTGCCTTGTGTAGTAAATGGTATCGCCTGCACACTCACCTGATATATACACGCTATCGTGGATGCGCTTGTAAACTACTTTTAACTTGTCTTTAATGATAGTAATGGAATCAACCTGAACTGAGAATACGGTATCTGTTTGGACACTTTCTGTCCTTATGGTGTCATGTATGGTTATGGTGTCCGGCCTGCAAAACTTTTCTACGCATTTCTTTTGCGTATAGCAGGATGTTAAGGAAAAGTACAGCCAAACTATTAAGGCCGTTGCAATGAGTTTTAAAAGTGTTTTCATTTTATTGAGTATATCCTTATCCTTATTTCTTTTCTTACCTGCTTTAATTGCCATTCTAAATCTTTTTTAAGGGCCATCAGTTGCTCAAGTGTTAGTTCGTTCATTGGTCAAATATAAATATTCTTCAATACTTTTAAAAATCTGAAAAACCACCTGTGGTACTATAGCGTTTCCGGCTGATTTGATTGATTCGTTTCTCCACTTAGGAAAGGTAATTCCGTCCAGTCGGGAGGAAAGCCCATCATTTCCAGTACAAATCGGGGATTGAGTTGGGAAGTTTTCCCATGTGTTTCTTGATACATTGTTCCTATATCCGGTGCTAATCTGCTTTTGTTCTTTTGTGATGGTGAATGCTCTATCCCATTTGCGTCCCTCGTTGTCGGTGTCGGCAGCATCCCCATACTCATTGCCCGTGTGAGCGTTACAGAGTGCATTGAACCATCCTTCACCTGGCTGCTCTTCATCGTTGCCGTTGCATTGGTTGAGTCCATTGCAGTTACGGTAGGCAACAAACCAAACCCTATCTCTTCGGTGTGGTGCGTTAACGGCTGCAGCTGGAAGTACATACGGCCAAACTTCGTACCCCGCAGCTTCCAAGTCAGCTTGCACCTCGTGGAAAACCAACCCTCCTGACCAATTAACAAGGCCGAAAACATTTTCGCCCACAACCCAACGTGGCTGAATTTCTCTAATTGCTCTAAGCATTTCTGGCCATAAGTGGCGTTCATCTTCTTTACCTTTTCGTTTTCCTGCCATTGAATAAGGCTGGCATGGGAATCCTCCGGTGAGGATGTCAATTTCTCCTCTGTGAATAGAGAAGTCTGTTTTTGTAATGTCTTCATAACTGATTGCTTTAGGCCAATAATATTTTAATACTTTTTGTCCAAATTCATTCCACTCGCAGTGAAATACGTTTTCCCATCCCATCCATTCGGCTGCAAGGTCAAAGCCTCCGATGCCTGAAAATAGTGAACCATGTTTCATATTTGTTTTTTTTTATTTATTATAAACAATATTATAATAAGGCTTCATTAATTCAATTAACTTTTTTTCCTCCATTTTTCTTTCTTTATCAGTACCTTCATAAACTCTAAAACTAACAGCATTAAATATTTTTGTATTTTCATTTATATGCTGAGTTATTCTGCTTAATAAAGATTTAGTTTCCCCAACATAAACTACTTCATTTCTGCAATGTAAAAAGTATATACATGGCTTAAAATAAACACGTTCAATGTTTGGCAAAAAATAGCTATCTTCATAATGAGATATTATTTTCCTTTTCTGCATGTTTATTTTAGCAGAGTTCAACTTACTTTTAAGTTGCTTACTTATATCTGATTTTTTGTGTTTCATATTTGCCTGAAAATAGATGCACGAGGTAGGTGAGTGAAAGTGTTACCCCCTATCCCCCTTAAATAGAGAGTAACAATATTCACCAAACTTGCCTTCAAATGAGTGCTTTCGTGGTTTTGGCTGCAAAAGGAAAGTGTTACGTCCATGCTTTGCATTTAAGAGTTTCTTATTTTTACCTGTTTTATCAGGATGAGTAGCCTCTCAGCTCATACATCCTTTCGGTTGGTCGCTTTATGTTGTCGCAAAAAAAAAGCCTGCAGGGTGAAGCAGGCTGCAAGGCTTTTATTTGGATAAATCCAAAATATCTTTTTTAGTCATTACCCTTGTTGCTTCGCTTCACCGTAACAACACAGCAAATATCTATTTAAAATCTGAATAAACAAATCAAAGTTATTAACAAAAAACAGGGCCACCATTGGCAGCCCTGCAAAACAACTATGAAAACATATCAAATGTAATCATTTTTTTATTCTTCAAAATCAATTTTATTCACATTAAATTCATAAGACTTTTGCAATACAGCATCCTCAATGCTTTGTCTTGAATAAGTCATTACAGCCATTAGCCTCAGCATTACATCCAGCATTTCATGCACGTCTAAGTCATCCAATACATCAATAGTTACCTTTTCGTTATGGCCCTCAACTGTTATCTTCATTAATAAACCTTGCCTTCTATTATGCTTTTAGTTATTACTTTATAATTGCCTTGATTGTCTAACGTCAAGTGTATAAATCCATGATTCCATTGGTTGTGAACTCCCATGTAGGCAGGAAATAAATCACACAAACACCCATTTGAATAACATGAATAAGGATACTCACCTAAGTTCTTGCCCATATCCTGTGTGCTGCGATGAAAGTGATTAATGATAACAGACTTGTTTAGCTTTAACCTTGCTGATCGTGCAGGATTCACACCTCCTGACATTAAACCTATTTCGTGTCCATGCAATACAGCCATCTTACCTGCCCAAATTATTTGCTTATCGTATATTACTTGTATACGATGTTTAGTACACTCCAATAAATCTTCTAACCTCATTCCAGGCAGGTCAAATAATTCAGGGCATTTCTGCATAATCCACTTTTCAAACCTGATATCATGGTTTCCGTACTTGTAAATTATAAGCGCATTTGGAAACATATCCCTTAAACCTTTTAGAAAGGCTCTGGCTGTGTCCATTTCATAAGATACACTTCGTTTCCTTATGTCTTTTTCGTGTCGGCTAATCAAAGAAAAGTCTATTAAATCGCCATTGATTAAAATAGTGTCCACGTTCTGTTGTAAGCCATATTCCAAAGATGCAAATAATGCAGCGTCATCATGGTAAGGCAAATGTATATCGCCTATCACCAATATATTCTTGTTGGCCTTTGGCAAGTAATAAGGCTCTATCCTTTCTGTATCGCCTTTTGGTAAGGTCTTTTTAAGGGCCTCAAGTTGCTTTCTGAAGTCAACGTGTACTGTTCTCATATCTTGACCTCTTGCGCCTTTAATAAGTCTAACAACATCTCTAATTTGTTCAGGTGTTTTCTTAAAGTCAGGATGATTTTTAACAAACGCCTTAGCAGTTGTTAGGTTAGGTAGGTCAGGATGTTTTAGGATGAACTTTTTTAATTCGGCAGTTAGTGGATTTTCAATCCTCTTGTTCTTGTTGGTTTGCGTCATATATGTTTTTTAATGATTGATAAGTCAAATCAATAGCCATGCGCCTTATCTCTATTATCCTTTCACGTTCATGCTTGCTCATCATGGCTGTATCTATCTGCTCAACCATTGAATAAGCATTGAAACAAGCTGCAATTATTTCACCATCGGATTCTCCATAAACACCTTCAAACTCTAACTCTTCAGAATCGGATGTACTTGGTGTTTCCATTTTGTTTTATGGCTTTTAAAACTTGGTTTCTGTTCGTTTTATTATAACTAACATGCACCCAATCAGGATGCTCATTATCTCCAAACTCCCAGATTAACTGGTCAAAGGTACAATTATCTTTTATCCAATCAAATATCAGCTTGTTATTCAGGTCATTCTGACTATCAATATCAACAGCATAACCCTCCATGTGGTCTGAAGTCGCACTCCCTCCAATAGCACGATTCAAACGCTTGCACCTGTAAAACGAAGTTATGAAAAATGCGTGTGGAATCTTATCTAAGATATTTATACACACCTCTTTTGCGTTGTCAATAATACGCAATTCAGGCATGAATTGTTCATCAAATCCACGCCTTTTAGCGGTGTCGCTTTTTGTTACGTCTGCAACTGAAAATTTA